ATGGCACTGTTGCACCACCACCGCCCGCAAGCAACCTTGCATCAGCTAGTGCCTCACCAGCAAAGGTTGTAGCAGCACCAGTAGCCGCACCTGCATTCAATAAGGTTGGCAATCCAAAAAGTAATGCCGCACCTATTGCAAACGCTTTTAAGCCACTTTTAACTTCTTGCTGAGTTCCAGTTTGCTCTACTACACCAGTAGGTGTGTATTGGGTATACGCTCCACCAGTTCTGTTATCAGTAGCTTTGTAGGTAATAACATTCTCAAGTCCACCGACTTGCTGATCCATTCCAGACCCAGTTACTTGGTAAACAGGCTGAACAACAGTATCGCCAAGAGTTACAGTCATCCCATTAGGAACAGTAGCCGCTGCACGAGCCGCAACTTCACCCTCTTTTAACCCAACAGCCCTAGCCATTTGAGCAGGAGAAATGCCATAGGTTTCCATAGCCTTGACGATCTGATCGTCAGTCATATCAGGATTCTTAAGCAAGAACTCTACAATTTGTTGACTTGTATAGGCCATGATATTTATTCCTCTTCTTTAGGCACTTGTGCCTCTGCTTGCTCTTTAATCTTGAGAATCAAAGGCCACACACCCGTTTTTGCTGGCATCTCACCAAGCGTTTGCAAGATGAAATTGATTTCGTTGATGTCGAGATCAAGAGTCATGCTGGAGTCCTTGCCGCTTCAGCCGCAACCTGTGCCGCTTGATAAGCCGCTACTACCTCTGTCGTCCAGACTGTATTGCAGATTGCAGTTAACTTGGCAACATCAGCGTCAGGAATTGCTGAATAGTTCTCTGTCGCCATGTGTGCATTTACTGCGGCTACTTGAGCATTGATGTCAGTTGCAGGGGGCAAAGATGTTCGGTGATTACCAATTAAGTCTCCATCTGAAGACATCTTGTGCATACGCACATAAATAGTTCCATTATTAGAAACTTCAATTTGGTCAATGATTAGTAATTTAGCCATGATTTTCCTTAAATAGAATATGAAATAGTAAATGCAACTCTTGCAGAATTACCAAAAACTGCGATGCCATTTGTCGTAGTAGTACCTGCTGTGGTACTACCAGTTATTTTTACGATTGGTGTGGTGGCTGTAATGTAGCAACTTATACCAAGGACATTAACTGCCGTATTACTATAATAACCAACGCATCCACTATGCGGATCACCAGAAGGCCCAAAAGGTGCTGACCCAACATCAGTTGTTGACCCTGTTCCAAGGAGAAGAATAGTCATATCCGCCATAATTGTTACAAGATTACCAATTTTGGTGTATTTACCAAGTTGATAACTATAAGTAGAAGTTCCTCCAACATTAGGTGTCCAAGTACCTTCTTCATAGTCGTCTAGGGTATTAGCGTTTGTAGATGCTGATTGAGTAGCGGGGAATGTGATGCCTGTGCCTGTACCAGTAGATGCACCTTCAAGCGCAAGTGAACCACCCTGTTTAAATGTTGCAACAACTACGTTATTAGAACCAATTTGAACGGGAGTATTATTTACTTGGTTTATACAAAAAGCGTATGCAGTAGAACCATTTAAAATTCCGCTACCTGCGCTTCTTTCAGCACCAAAATAACAATCAGACCCAGTGTTAGCAACATGAATTTGTTGTGCTAATGTAGTCACACCAGTGCGTTCAAATAAAACACCATCTTTTGTACTTGTTATTGTTCCTGTCGCACTCAGCGTAGTAAACGCACCCGTAGATGGTGTAGTAGCACCAACAGTTCCATTGATGTTTATGCTTGCCGTTCCTGTTAAGTTTGTTACCACACCACTTGCGGGAGTACCAAGAGCAGGTGTTGTTAGTATTGGGCTAGTCAGCGTCTTATTCGTTAGCGTAGTTGTGCTTGTTGCCGTGACAACATTGCTAGGTGTGATGATGCCAGATAGTGCTACTGTAGCCATGATTGATCCTCTGTGTTTTTCATTTAAATCTCAACCCAAGTTAATTGTTCTTCATTCCAGCCATAAAACTTATCATCAGTTGGCATTGGTACTGGCGCATCCCAAATGCAAGATGTTTCATTCAGCACCCAACTTGCAAATGGTTTAGGCGCAATAAACGCATTACGGGTTGCATCAAATGTGTAGCCAATTCCAGCGTAATTCTTGCGGTAAGGTGTGCCGCCATTTGTATGAACACCACCAACTGTGTTGTAACTTGTGCGCTTGCAAGGTTGACCACAAAACTTACCATAGTGTTGTTCCCAATCAATATTGTCTTCACCCTCATTTTTACCGACAATAACTTCGGTAACGATGTTGTTTGAATCTAAAAATGCGTAATGAGCCATGTTTATTCCTTATGCCCAAGAGACATTTCCAGTCCCCGCTGTAATGGTTGTAACTTTAAAGCCGCCTGATGGGGCGGCTGTAGTGCCTGTTAGACCAGCACCAATCGTAATTGTGGATGTGTCTGGATATTTAAGAACAACGATACCAGAGCCGCCATTGCCACCAGTGGTAGATGAAAGTGGTATTGCTGCTGTACCAGTACCGCCTCCACCAGAACCAGTGTTTGCAGTTGCTGGATTTGCAGGATTAGTGTTTGTTGTTCCATTTCCACCGCCAGCAGAACCAGTGCCTACAGTTCCACCATTAAATGTCCCTGCACCGCCACCTCCAGCATAAGTGACACTAGAGCCAGTTATGCTACTTGTTGTTCCAGAACCGCCATTGCCTCCAGTGCTTCCAGTGCCGTTTGTGCCTACACTGCCAGAGCCGCCACCCCCACCACCGCCATAGTTTGCGGCTGTTTAAGAGCCTGTGCCTCCAGCGTTTCCTTGTGTAGCCGAACCTCCAGCATTTCCATTACCACCACCGCCAGATGCGCCACTAGAGCCAGCGTTTGAGTTATTTCCACCACCACCGCCACCGCCATTTGCAGTTATTGATGAAAATACAGAATTTGACCCATTTGTGCCATTGGCCTGTACTACTCCTGCGCCACCTCCTCCAACTGTAAGCGTATAACCAATGGTTTTTGCAACAGATAAAGTGCTTGTTAAATAACCTCCAGCCCCACCGCCTCCAGTGCCATTTGAATTAGCATTACCGCCACCGCCAGCCCCTCCACCACCAACTACCAAATAGGTAGTAGTAATGAAAACAAGTGGTTTTGTACCAGTTAAAAAGAAATTAGGTGCGCCAAACATTATGCAAACGCCTGTGCAAATGTGCCAAACCAAGATGTTCCGTTAGATACAAAGCTCAAAATATCAACACCTGTGGTTGCCGTAGTCGTTAATGTTGGTGCTAAACCACTAGGAAACTTAACACTTGTAAATGTAGCTGTTCTGCTACCAGTTCCATCTTGCGTACAAATCAAAATAAATGACTTACCCGCAGTCGCTGTGGGCATGGTAAATGTGCAATTTCCCGTCATCGTGACAGTCTGTACTGTGCCATTTGTCAAAGATAAAGTTTGAGTAGTGCCTGAGTTACCAATGGCAACAACAGACTCAACATAGTTAGTTACTGTAGGGTTGGTCAGTGTTTTGTTTGTCAGAGTGTCGGTTGTTGCTTTACCCACTAATGTGTCTGTGCTTGTTGGTAGCGTTAATGTGCCCGTATTGCTGATGCTTGAGATTATTGGTGCAGTTAACGTCTTGTTAGTAAGGGTCTGAGTCCCTGTTAACGTAACAGCAGTCCCGCCATTACCACCAACCTGTGCAGAAACATTCCATCCATAAGTTGCACCTGTATAAACAAGCGTAACAGTTGCGCCTGTAATATCGCAGACCAATGTGTCGCCAGCCGTATTGCCAGCAATCTTAATCAATGCTGTAGGGTCAACTGTTAAGTTATTAGTCCCCCATTGGCTAAACGAGTCAACCACAATAATAATATTGCCTACTGATGGGCTTGTGGGCAGAGTGATTGTAAAAGCACCGCCCGTTGTGTTTGTTAAAACACCATCATTGTTTACGGCTGTGTAGTTAGCTGTTTTGACTGCTGTGTAAGAAACACCGCCAGCAGCAGGGGCAGAACTTGCCCAAGTCGTGCCATTAGAGGTTAATACATTACCACTAGAACTAGGCGCAACAAACAAAGGTGTTGATGTGCCGTTACCTAATATGACGTTGTTGGCTGTGAGGGTTGAAAGACCCGTACCGCCCTGCGCCACAGTAACGTCTGTCGAATCATCAAGAAGCCTAGTCCACACACCACCATGAGCAAAATACATTGCCCCGTCTGAGTGCGAGTGAGCAACAGCCCCGTGATAGGTTGAAGCAGATGGAAAGGCTGCTTGGTTGGCATAGTAGAAAGGAATCACAGACCCAACTTGCGGTGCAGTAATAGTACCATCGTCAGCAACTGTGACCGAACTATTCTGTACAAGTTTTCCAGTTGTTGAGTCAAACCTTGTGATTGCGTTGTCTGTTGAGGAAGATGGGCCTACTACATCACCAGTGCCAGTTACTGTTGCAAAAGACAAAACACCAGAGCCATTGGTTTGCAAAACTTGTGTGTTTGTTCCATCAACACTTGGTAGTGTGAAAGTTATATCAGCAGCAATGGTGTTTGGTGCTTTTAAAGATACAAAATTAGTGCCATTGTCAGTATCTTCATACAGTTTAATGTTAGAGCCAGCAGTTGAGTTTCCAAGAACATCTAATGCCCCTGTAAACACAGCCGCACCCGTATCACTTAATGTTGCACCTGTAGAGTTTTGAATCAACTTACCTGTAGTGCTATCAAAGCGAGTGAAGGCATTGTCTGTTGAGGAAGCAGGGCCAACCACATCGCCCGCACCCGCTGGTGTAGCCCAAGCACCATCACCACGCCAGAATGTAGATGAAGTTGCAGATGTTCCTGAGTTCAGATTTGTAACTGGTAAATTTCCTGTTACGCCTGTGGTCAAAGGCAGTCCTGTAGCACTTGTTAAAGTAAGAAATGTAGGTACGCCTAAGTTTGGAGTCACCAAAGCGGGTGAGGTAGCAAACACCAATGCACCAGTTCCAGTTTCGTCAGTAATGGCAGAAATCAAATTAGCACTACTTGGCGTTGCTAAAAAGGTTGCTACGTTTGACCCAAGACCGCTAACTCCTGTGGAAATTGGCAAGCCTGTAGCATTTGTAAGCGTTGCTGATGTTGGTGTACCAAGAACAGCACCATTGCCAAGTGTTGCAACACCCGTTACTGCCAAAGTTGATGACAATGTGGCTGCACCCGTCACCGCCAAAGTGCTAGAAAGAGTTGCTGCACCCGTCACCCCCAGAGTGCTGGATGCCGTGACTGCACCTGTCAAAGTTGATGCACCCGTCACCGCCAATGTCGTGCTTGCGGTGATGGCTTTAGCCGCCAAGGTTGTGTTTGCTACTGTGGCAGTTCCTGTAGCCGCACCAAGATTTAAAGCAGTAGCCGCACCACCCAGATTTAAGGTAGTGGTTGTAGTGTTAAATGCCGCCTGAGTTACAGCACCCACCAAAGCACCCGCAAGGGTTGTTGTGCCAGATGCCGCTAGGGTTGTGAACGCACCCGCTGCAGGGGTTGTACCGCCAATGGCTGTACCATCGATTGTGCCGCCAACAATCACAGCCGCAGCGTTGTCAGTCTTAGTCGCAACAGCAGTAGCAATGTTGTTGTATTCGGTATCAATCTCAGTACCTTTGACAATCTTTAAAGGATTGCCAGGCGATAAGTTGTCTTTAGTCGCAAAGTTTACTGTTTTGGTGTAATTACTCATGTTTACCTCTTAGGCTGTTCTGCCATCTTTGGCTTGAATTTCAATCTTTTGCAAAGACAATGCAACATCGTTGATGGTTGTCTCATAGCCTGTCTGGACAATCTTTCCCGCACCAGAAGCATTGGCTCTTAATGTCTTAATTGGGATGCCACTTGTGTACTCAGCAGTGCCATATTCAGCAGTCCCATATTCGTAACTCACTTGGGTAGGAATATAGACATTCTGGGCTTCATAAGCACCTGAGTAATCAAAGCCCCAATTGATCGTTAAGAACTGGTTTGAGCCACCAATCACAATGGCTGAAATAGTCTTTAAAACAGAAATTTGATTTGGGTTGCCAAGGTCAGCGTTGTTGGTGTAATAGGCAAATCGGTAAGTAGATGTGTCATCTAAGTAACCCGCATATTTACCGATATACCCATTCTTGCCAATGTACAAGTCACCATTTCTGAGTGACCGCAAAGATGTTGGAGAAATAGAGTCCCACTTAGTGACCCTAGATGCACCATCTTGCAAACTTTGCTTGGTATCAAAACAATAGACTTGGAAGGTAGTGGGTAGCACAAGCAAGTAAAACGCTTCTTTTTCTGAGTAAACAGACTTCAGATTAGCTAATACTTCACTTGCTAGTGACGAGTTCAGATCGAAACGTACATTCTTAGATAGGTCTCTCAAGGGTGCAGACTTCTCTTGAATTGTCCTCATCAAAGATCGAACACCTGAGTCGGACAAGAACACAACATCAGAGCCAATGCTTTGAATGGTATCTCTTGCGATACACCCAATTGAGCCAACTGTGTCTGATAGAACAAGAGATGCAGGGGTAGAAGCACCAGAGTAGACAAGAATCTGTCTCTTGCCAAAGATGAACAAGAAATCATTGTGCGCTGCCAACCCCATCACTTCATCAGCACCATTAGGCCAAACTCTAGAAACATCTAATGAGCCTGAAGTGCCGCCTGACCAGATATGACCCGCAATCAGATCAGAGAATGTAATGGTTACTTTGTCAGAAGATGTATTAGCTACCCATAGGCGGCCAAATGCTGAAATTGCAATGTTGGCTAAAGGAACAGTTCCTGTGTAGCCAGTTTTCTCAGACACTCTTCTAAATGTGGTGATGCTTACTGCTGGGTCATAGATGAGTGGATCGTGACCAGTTTGAAAGAAATAGGTGATGCTATTCAAAGATGCACATTGCCAATTACTTGCAGTAATAGTGGGAGCAGTACCACCCCCCCCATAGGTCAATTCGGTTACGACATTGGAAGCACCAAGTTTGAATAGCTTGTTATTGCCAGCAAATAAAACAGTCAAAGTGCCATCGCTCTGGACTAATTCATGGATCACGCCAACATCATTAGCACCAAGAGTACCTGATGACGCATTAACTCTATCCCAACCTTTTCTAGCACCAATCCGACCATACTGATCCAAGATGCAGTTAGTTGCAACCAAAGCAAAGCCAGCCCCTAAATCAAGAGGCGAGTCTTCAGTGTTCAGGCCGTAGAAGCCTGGTGCTGAGAGACTGTAACTTTGTAGAGGCTTAGACATTACACAGGTTCAAAGTTGTTTTCTATATAGCGAGTGCCTTCCAATGCAATGGCATCAGATAGCATTCCCCTAAACAGGGAGTAGGCTTCGGAAGAGTTAGTACCTCCGTCCTCACCACGTTCAATTAAAGCACGAGCATAAGCACTTTGGCCAACCAAATAATCTAAAACTTTGACGGATGTTGCGTCAGATGACAGAGCCGCTTGAGGTATAGCCAAATCAAACATGACTGTATAGACCCCATTAGGAATTGGAAATAACTCTACTTTGGTATCTCCACTAGCATCAACACCATCAAAAGTAAACTCAGAAGGTATGCCAGTTGATGGAGTGCCAAAGTTTAGTTTGCGGTTCATGTCCACAAAACTGATATTTTTTAAACCAATAAAACTTGTTGAGTTGATAGCATCATTGACTTGGAACTTCTGACCTGCACCCGTCATTGAATATGCGTGTGTGTTCGCAACAGTTGTGATAGTCACTGTAGTGCTAAGAACATTCCAATTAAAGGAATCTTCAATCTGACGTTTTGCATCATTGACAAACTTGCCAATCAAAGAAGAATAGGTTGTTTCGCCAACAGTAGAGACTGTGCTTTCACGCAAGCGAACTAGTACATCGTTAACAAGTTCTAAGTAGGTCATGTTCGTTGCGCTCCCTGAACCTCAAATGTTGCCAGAAAACTGAAGGTACTTGCCGATTCAGTAGTAATTTGAATTTTATCGCCTTCTTCTAAGACAATATAAGCCGCACCATCAAATTGAAGGTACTGTTTAGAAGTAAAGTTATAAGAAGTAAGGATATCTAAAGTAGTAGCCGCACTTGAGTCATACCATTGGACAGTAATGTGCTTAGTCGATCCACCAGTATTGTGTATATACATGACAGTAAACTTGGCGTAGTAACCCGTAGGAACTGTGTAAACAGTTGTCAGCGTATTGGCTGTTGGGTTAACTCCGACTGATTCTGGCCTCATTTACTATTCCTCTTAGAGATCGCTTTAGCCTTTGCTTTAGCGTCTTCCTTGGACGTTGCGCCCCAAGCCCTAAGAGAAAGTAAAAGTCGGGTAGGCTTTCCATCTTTCATCTCAGCGCCAGGCATATTGCCCATTCGTGCTAAAAAGGATGCCCTTCTAGGGTTATCTCCCGACTTTACTGGTGGTTTTAAATTACCACCTGTTTCCGCATTATACGATGCTCTTCCTTTGGCATTCAAGCCCCCCTTGGGGTTTTTTCCAGCTTTTGTTTGCCAAGTAGGAGATTTCATTTCTTCTTCATAGGCTTGCTCATACCCGCCTCTGACAAGGCAATGGCAATGGCTTGTTTCTTAGAAGTTACGGCAGGGCCTTTCTTAGACCCAGAGTGCAACATACCTGCACCATATTCCTTCATAACTTTACTAATCTTAGCTTCTGCTTTAGTCTTTTTCATTTGCCACGACCTGTTTTTTTAGTCATGTTAGTAGCAGTACGCTGACCACGCATGGGCATAGTTTTAGGTTTACCAACTGCAATCATAATTGCAATGGGCATACCCTTTGGCTTCTTAGTCTCTTTTGGCTTTGTCATTTTCATGGTTTCTCCTTAGTAATAGGGCCTCCACCTTTCCACGCATTGCAAGTACGGGCGGCAGCACAAGTAAACTGAAATAGGTCGCAATAGCCGAGATCAGCGGCTTTAATGAAGTTTTGGTCATAAGATAACTCATTTTCACCCTCATCTTTCTCTAAACCACTTGAGATACATTCCATCATCTTGGGTGTCTGGATAAAGGCAGCACAATTACCACAACGCATACTTTTGATGTTTTCTGTAGGTGCGTTATACATTTTGGCTTTTTTTAGCCAAAACAACTCATTTGGTTCTTTAGGATTAGGCGGCCCATAACCAAACTTCTTAAAAGCATTGTTTCGGTTTTTCAGATTGACTGATATGTCCTGTGTCGCTATAGGACACGCCATGCCAGTAAGCAATTTCATTTCAGCACCTTTGTGGCAATAAAAGATATAAAGCCGCCAACAATAGAAGCAATAGCCATTCCGACAAAGAAACCACCTTTAGATTTGTTTGCCATCTCTAAAAGAACTTTAATGTCATCACGCATGGCATGAACTTCATGCTGCAATGCTTCTACTTGTGCTTCCAATTTACCGAATTCCCTTGGGTCAATTTCCGACATTTGCAACCTCTTTTTTAGGTCTTCCACCACGGGATTTAGGTTTTACTTCAACTTCCTTTGGAGTTTCCTCAACAAGGACGTATCCTTGATGACCTTTCATGCTATCAATATCATGTTGATAGGTAAAAGTGACTGTGTTACCTGATTGTAAACATCTGAAAGTAGCCATAAAAACTCCAAAAAAAGGGGGGTATTAGCCCCCTTTTATCATACCAAACGAACCACAACGCACCGAACTGTGGTGCTTGCTAAGTCCAATGTACCACCTGATTCGTTTTGGAAACGAATAGATACAACATCTGCTGCTGAAACATAAGGTGTAATGCTGATGCCAGAGACATCCACGCCCATACTTACGTTCATCACAATGTCGCCTAGCTTCACGCCAGGTACTGCAATGGTATTTGTCTCACCCACGCCATCAGCTAAAGATGAGGCGTTAAGTGTTGCTACTACAGACCAAGTATCCGAAAAAAGACCTCGGAATTGGTCAGTTCCCCTACGGGAAACTACTGCTGTTGCTGCTGCCATAATAAATCTCCTTGATGTAAAAAATCCCCCCACCGATTAAGGCGAGGGGAAAAGGCAACTATTAGGCTGGAACTGCTAACGCAAATGCGCTAGAAGACAAAGCTGC